GCAATGTCATTGTTTTCAATGTGGATGTCTTTACACTCTACATACCTTTCTACAGAGTTTGAAGATGTTCCAGAGGATTGTCACGAGCACTTCAATGCAAGCCTATTGTTCTGGTTAGAAGGCAAAGAGCAGACAAGCAAAGAAGTTCAACAAATTAGATATGCTTACATGGAGGTTTGCATGGACAATTTTATCAATCACAATCCACTGAAGATACTTTCTAAGTGGGAAGAATTTTCTCGAAGTAGGTTATGTGTCTGGATGAGGAAGAGAGTCATAAACTGTCTGGCAAATATGAAGCCAGGGAAGAGGTACACATCTTTAGATGAATTTGACATAACTGAGTTTGACAAGACGCTTGACAAGGACTGTGCAGTGATTTCATGGGTGACTGGGAAAGAAGTTGGGAAATTTGAGATTGCTCTGAATCTATCCTACTTTGGAGTGTTGCACAACAAAGAAGATTCAAAAGAGATGCATGGATATCTGAAGATATTCCAAAAGGTGATAAGTGAGGAGTTAAAAATGCGAGATGCAAAGAAGGAAAATATGGGTAGAACGTCCAACAATCCAACAGACTTAAAGTCTCATGAATTCAATACTGACTTTGTGTGTGCAATAGGAGACACACTGTCACAAAAATTAGAAGAGAAGCATCCTGGACACAAGTCTTGGATACTTAACAAGTGCACAGAAAAGCTCCTTGGAAGAGATATTGAGAAATTAGCAACCATGAAGAAGTCAGCGACAGGGGATTTGAGCAGATTTGAACACATAAGGGACTCTAAGGAGAATGAGAGAGTTACATGTCTAGAGGCTAGCATTCATCTGATGGAAAAAGGAATGGATTATAGAGTGATGAAACAGGTTGGTACTCTAGCAAAGCAGGTCAAACGAGACTATGGTGGAATTGTCAGCAATCTTTTCAAGAAGCTGCAGATTGGGGGAGTTAGAGAGATATTTGTCTTAGAGTTTAGATGTAGAATTGTGATACACTTCGTTGAAACCATCTGCAGGACCATATGCGATGAAATGGACAATGAGATGCTGACGAAAGGAGACAAGAAGCTGAACAGAACAGATCAGCATTTTCAGCAGATGATGTCTCACCTAAGGCCTAGTAGGACCTCTGCCACAGTCATAAATTCTGATGATGCAACTACTTGGGCTCAGAGATTTGTGATGCCAGTTTTTGGCTGCTTCCTTTCAAGATTGCTTCCAGAAGAATTCGTTGAGCCAGTGATGTTTGTTCTGAACATGGTTACAAATAAAAAGTTGGAGTTACCTCATCAGCTTCTGGACCTGTATGATCAGCATCCAGAGACTAGAGGTTTTGATGAGGGAATGAACGAATTGAAGGATCAGTATATGGGACTCAGTGGTCACTCTGACTTGCTTGAGCCAAGATCCAGGATGCTCAAGAACAGATCCAACATGATGCAAGGGATACTGCATTACACTTCTAGCTTACTGCATTCAGGCTTTCTTTACATGTG